AGAAACGTGATGAATTGCGGAAACAAATTTCTGCCGGAATTTCTCCATCCGGCAGGATGGCCCAAGGTGATGGTCGCCCAGGAAAAGATGACCACAAAAATTTCAAGGACGTTGCCGAATCGTGGCGCATGAACATGGGCAATGTGTGGGCTGACAGCCATGCAGAGACGGTTAAGGGGCGACTTGAACTTGATGCTTACCCTGCGCTTGGCAATTTGCCAATTTCTGACATTACCCCGCAACAGGTTTTGGCGATGCTCAGAAAAATTGAGGATCGCCAAGCTTTTGAAACAGCGCAGAGGGTGTTGGGAATATGCTCGCAGGTATTCCGTTATGGTGTTGCCATCGGTGCGGTGTCTTCAGATCCATGCAGGGACTTGCGTGGGGCGCTTGTGCCGCACACGCCAACAAACCTTGCGGCAATAACTGCTCCCAAAGAAGTCGGAGCCTTGATGCTTGCCATTAAGGATTACAAGGGAAGTGCCGTCGTGCGGGCAGCCCTTAAATTTTCCGCGCTTACTTTTGCGCGCCCTGGCGAAATTCGACATGCTGAGTGGGGAGAAATTGACTTTGAGGGGCTGGAATGGCGTATCCCAGCAGAAAAGATGAAGGCCCGCCGCGAGCACAGAGTGCCTCTATCGCGGCAGGCCTCAGAAGTTTTGGAAGGATTGCACCCACTGACGGGGAGCGGCAGGTATGTATTTCCTGGGCCACGAAAAGGGCGGCCGCTATCTGAAAACGGAGTAACCAGTGCGCTTCGCAGAATGGGCTACACCAGTGAAGAAATGACGGCCCACGGCTTTAGGAGTATGGCCTCTACCCTGCTCAACGAACTTGGAGAGTTTCGAGCAGACGTTATTGAGGCTCAACTGGCCCATAAAAGCGGAGATTCTATCCGAGCAGTGTATAACAGGGCCGCATACATGGACGAGCGCAGGGCGCTAATGCAGGCGTGGGCTGATTACCTTGATGGGCTGATGGATCTATCCACTGGCGCGGAGTCAAGGTTATCAAAAACCTGCTGAAGCTCTCCAAGACGCCAATAAGGGGTCGAACCCATGTAGCGTTGCTTTGGCACAATTCCCCTTTTTATGTATCTGTAAAATGTTGGCCTGGTCATGCCAAGGAAACTCATAGCATCCTTGGCCCGAAGGAGCCTTCCAGGGTTGTTCGTAATATCTGTCTCCGCTGGAACAGAAATGGCAGATATATTTTCAAAAGCGCACATATTTAGGCAACCTCCTCATAATTCTCTATTGCGGCATCGGGGTGCTTCTTTTTCCATCTGAAATTCCAAGACCTGATAGCCGCAGACCTTGAACGATTATTTCCAACCCAGTATGTGACGGGCACGCACCGGCATCCTGTCCTGAAGCATCCGATTGAGATCAAACTGCCTGGCCCTGCGACGGTCTTTGCAGGGCGACCACATTCTGCGCACGGTTCAAGGTCCATCATGCCGCATCCTTCATCAGTGCTTCCTGTTTGTGCCAATCGTACCCATTAAGCATCATGTAAAGGGCTGTGCCGTCCACGTCGCAGCCGGGAACCATCTGCATCAGCATGTTGCCAAGCGTCCAGGCGGTCATGTCGAGGTAAACCCATGCCTGCGACTTGCCATATTCAGGGCAGGTGCACTTGACGCCTAAAACGTAGAGTATGCCCACCCATGCGAGGGCGGCCCACTGGCGCAAGCGGGCATCGTGGTTCAGGTGCTCGGTTTGCATGTAGGGGGCCAGATTTGTGCAAACGGCATCAAGTTCGCGCTTTGCGCCTGCCGAGAGTCGTTTGGTTTTTGTGGCTTTGGCGCACTCGTCGCGCCAGCGCATAACCTTTTGCATCTGCTGGGCAAACTTGCTGCCGGGCATGACTGCTGGTTCAAGCACCTCAAGCGGGCCGGTCAGCGTAGTGAGGGCCAGCACGGCTCTTGTGTGCTGGCGGGCGAGCTCTTTTTGCTGGTTATCCATTGCGGGCCTCCAGTGCATGGCGCATGTCTGCCATCAGGCCGTCAAACGCGGCCTCGGCTTCGGTAACGCTGTCCTCGTTTGATCCGTGCTGCTCGTATGCCTGTTGAGCCTCGCGCATGGCCTGTGCGGCATCCATAAGCTTTTGCAGCTGCAGCGCCAGCCCTGCGGCCTGAAACTGCCAAGCGATCAGGGCCGCCCACGGCTGACGTATTGTGATGACCGGAAAAATCATTGCGGCACCTCGTCCCAGGTTCGCTTGTCGATGCTGCGGCCAGAGTTGGCCTTGCCGCATTTGAACATGCAGCCCATATGGCCAGGGGTGGGGCGTGGCGTTTCTGGGTGAGGCTTCTTTGTGCCGCACAAGCAATCAGGCGCCCATTCTCCCCAGGACTTGAATAAGAACGGAACAGTTGCCTCCTGGCACTGGTCGCGCAGGCTGCGCACCCAGTCGGGGTTCATAGGCCGCGCGCCCGAGCCGGTTTCGCCACCAGCAATGACCCAGCCAATGCCGGAAAGGTCTACGTTCCCGAGGTCGGAAAGCAGCGGCTCAAAAGATACAAAGCGCAGGGCGGCGGGGATTTTGCGCAGCACGTCAAGTTTCCACAGTTCATCCCGGTTGCAGACCGTGACACCCAGCCACAGGTTCGGCAGAGGCCACAGATAATCTTGCCGCAGGTTGTCTCGGGTGCTGGTCATTTCCTGCGGGATGGTCTCAGCGTCGGCGTATTCTTCAAATGTCTCACTGTCGCCATCGCCAACAATTATCCAGCCATTGCCAGCCCTACCCCACCTTCGCAGCAGTGTATTAGGGCCAGCGGCGAAATATTCTGCCATGGCCTGCGCTCGCTTTGTGAGAATGATGAAGGTGTGGCCGTGCCCGTTTGAAAAGATGCAGTCGGCCATGATGGATGCAAAGAGCTCGTCGCGGTTCTCGGCTGGATAGTTCGGATGGAAAATGTCGGACATGCTGCCGACAAACACCCTCTTGCCTTTGCCGGGCACCCGATGCGGGTACATCTTTTCGGAAAAGTTAGAATTGATTTTCCCCGTCCACTTGCCCCTTCCATCGACAACGCCTGCATAGACCTTTGCGGCTACAGGATTTTTTGACAGGCGGTGCGCAAACTTTTCAGCGTAGCAGTGGTCGCAGCCAGGGGAGCAGTGCGAGCAGCCCACGGCGGTGTTGGTGGTCGCGTCTGCCCATTCAATGCGCGTAGTTGTAGCCATGTTGCATTCTCCTCATAAAAAGCGACGGCTCCGCTTTCGCGGAGCCGTTCAGGAAACAAGGGCCAGGTTCCAGGCTACACTTTTGCGAGGCGGCACCCGAGGTTCGTGTTCGAGTCGGAAGCAACGTTGTTGAAGTAGCAGCAGAACAGGCCTGCGGCTACTCCATTGGCCCAGTAGCCGCCGGAGTAGAACACGTTCTTTTCATCGGGCCATGAGCGCCACGTCTTGTCAGGGGCAAAGGCCGCAGAAGGCTCACCCTCAATGTCAGCGTCAGCGGGAATGAAGCAGTCAGACAGGGAAAAGAATTTTCCGTCAGCAAAGGCAATGTCCGTTGGCCAGCCGGTGTCGCTGGCAGCATGGACGCCGGTGTTGATGTATTCACCAAGCCCCTTGGCGTCCTCGATATGGATGACGTGCTGTTCATCGAGGATGATGCCGTCAATCATGGTTATGGAGTTGCCCCAGAGGTCATAAATTCCGCGCCAGCACAGCCCGCTTTCGCCGGTCTTTTTAAGGCCATCGCACTGGACGTTGCCAAGACCGTATGCGGCCTGACTGTCGGTTGTGCCGGCCTCGATAATCATAAGGCGCTGAACGGCGGCCAGCATGCGGATGTTCTGCATACGCCAGCCCATAGCTTCATCACGGTTTCGGGCGGCGCACGCGGCGCGCATGTCGAAGAAATCATTATTCCCAGCAGGCATTACGCCAGGCAGGGAGCATATTTCGCCTTCCGCGCCTAAGCTGCCTTCGTAAGCACCGATCAAGAAGGCCTCTGTAGGCATTCCGATGTACATGAACGCAGAGTGCAGGTGGAAGCCGTCGGCAGGCTCGGGGCTGATCCAGTAGCGGTAGGCGGTTTTGCCATTACCGCTGGAACGCTCCTGGCGCACATAGAACGCCGGAATGCAAACCATGTGCTGCCCGTCTACGGTTACAGGCTTAATGCCCGCATAGGTGGGGTGCTTTTCGAAGAAATCGCTGCTTATTTCAGCGGGGTTTCCTTCCGCGTCGATTCTGGTGCATTTGCGGTCGCCATTTCCGATTTCTATGCTGATGCCTATGATGCTCATTGTCCCTCCAGGGTGTTTGTGTGGTAATTTTGAGCGAGACTCCCCCGCCCTATTCCGCTCCCGTCCGTAGACGGGCGCGGTAAGGAAGTAGGGATCTATTTATGGGGTGTTCCTTCGACGTTGCGCGCCTGGCGGTCTTTGGTGCGCTGGTCAAGCCAGTGCAGGGCTTCTTCAATCTTTGTCAGTGCCAGTTCATTTTCGCGGCAAGCGAAGTTGCCAGCCTGAAAGCATTGCAGGCGGTGGCGGCAGATTTGCAACAGGTCTTCCATGAAGATGCCGTTCACGCCGTTTTCAGCCACCGGGCCTTTCTGGAATTTCACCAGGGCATACACAGTGCATTCAGCCCCGTCTTTGGCATGGTCGACATTGACCACGTTATATTCATGGCACGCGCCGCCCGCGCCGGGTTTATCCAAGCACCGTACCTCTGTGAATCTGTGCTGTCCTGCTTCGAGTATGTGCATTCGATTCCTCTTTGCGCCTATGCGACTGTGGGGCCGCTTGTGACCAAGCGGCGATAGATTTCCATGGTCATGCGGATGTCTGTCATTGCGTCGTGGGCCTCTCCCTCGGGCTGAATACCGAAATGGGCGGCAACGGTTTCCAGCTTGAAGTTCTGGAGTTCATGTCGCACGCCCATGAGGGCATGACCGGCCATGACTGATACGTCGATGCTTGGCCACCAGACGTAAGAGCCAAAGTACGGGTCGCCGCACTTTTTGAAGAAGGCGTGCAGGAAGTTGAGGTCGAAGATGCCGTTGTAGCCCGCGAAGAAGCACTTATCGCGCTTGTCGTAGCGGTCAACGTGAGCAGAGAGCATTTGAACGAAGGAAACGCGCGCGTCATGCGGTGGCATGAACCCGGCGAGTTCCTCCCGCGTAAAGCCGTTCACGGCGAGTGCCGTGTCTTCGATAACGTCTTCAGCAAAAGGTCGAATTTTGTAATCGAAGCTACTGATTTCCTGACCGTTTATTTCAAGTACACCAGCCAGTTGAATGATGCCGTTCTTGCCGGGGTCTGTGCCGGTTGTCTCTGTGTCTACCCAGAGTATCTTCTTGTCCCTCATGCCGGGCCCCTACAGTTTTTTGAATTGTTCGCACCCGCAGATGGGGCACTTTTTCTTTTTCGAAACCGTCCCGCACTTTTTGCAGGCGCGGGACGGTTTGCCATCACTGAGCCGCTCGCCCTTGCAGGATGCGTAGATGTGCGCAAAATTTTTTACCTTGCGCTTTCCACGCCACTCTGGGCGATTCGGATCATCGAAGCCGCTCATTGGATGGCGGCTCCAGAAGCGGGCTGATGGTCGCCGCCGAGGGCAAGCGGGGGCTGCTCTGCCGCTTCTTCATCGAGGGACTCACCGGCCTGAAGTTCTTCTGCCGTGGATTCATCCATTTCAGGGCTTTCTGCGGGCTTGTTTCCGGCAGAGATCCAGTTGTCGTCATCGGCGCTGGCTTCTGCCTGGGGGTTAAGCATGCAGGTGTTGCAAGGGGGCATATTGACGGCCATGCTCTTGTAGTTGCAGGTGGAGCACTCACGGCGAGGCGTCCAGTTGTCCACGCCGCCCTCAACGGTCTGTGAACAGTTGGCGCATTCATCAGCTTGGGTGCCGTCGTCAGCGTTGGGCATGTGTCCGCAGTCAACGCAGGTGTGCCCCCAGGTCTGAGGCGTGGGCTCCGTCGTCCCGATCCTGTTGCGCGGGTCTTCACCGAGCGGTGCGGAATGCCCCTTGATGGAAGGCGGGCCGTCAAACAGCGTCGGGCGGCGTTCGTCCGCAGTCATGGGGCGGCGCATAATTTCTTCTGCGGCATCGTCGGCAGTGACGTACACGACTTCGCCGGAATCAAAGTCCTGGTAGACGTCACATTCAACGTCCTGTGGCTCAGTCTTGCCGAAGCGGAACTCCTCGGCAGCCTTGCTCAATGCCTCCTGGTGTTCCTCTATGCGGTTTTTAAAGCTCTTGCGGACGCTGGCGAGTTCATCTTCAAGCTGGTCGATCTTGGCCTGCGCAGCAGCCATTTTGCTACCAAGTTCCAGTTTGTCCTCGTCGGACAGCGGGAAAGCCTTTGTGCAGGTTTCTTTCTTGAGCCAGTGCACATCCCGGCCCCGCAAGCACACCGGCAGCGTTTCACCGGGATCACATTCTTCAGAGGCTTCGGGGCCATCGTCAGAGGCGCAGGCACTTTCATCGGGCACGTCGTCAGGGCAAAGGTCTGTCGGTTCAACCGCGCTGGCCAGGACGTTGCACAAAACAGTGTCGCCCACGTTGATTTCGCTTTCTTCGTGGGTAAAGGAGGCCGTGGAAATGTCGGCGGTGTTGGCGTGGCGGTCTTCGACGGTGGCCGTTTCTCCATCTTCCGAAAAGGCGTGGATGGTGAGAGTGATCGCCATGGTAGCGTTGGGATCAGGCTCAGGCTCGGGCGTGGCTTCCAGCGGCTGTTCCTGCTGGCTTCCACCGCTTTCAGCAATTGCATACCCTTGGCCATCGACCAACCCTTGATCCTCGGCCAGCCAATCAGGCAGCGTCACTTCGACGTTAGTGTCATCGCGTTCGCCGACGTATTCAATCTGGCTCTTGGGCAGCCATACTTTTTCGCCAGCGCACATAAGCAGAATGGCATCCTCGGTCTCCTGCACGATGTCGCCGCAGACCGTAAACATTTCTGGTTCAGGGCGCGGGAGCGCCTTGGCTTTCTTCCTGGGCATGTTGTGCTCCTTAAAAAATGGTTGCGCCCGCGACGCAATGAGAACGCCGCGGGCACTGTGGAGGGTGTGTGAGTTGGAGGGAAACTATTGGCGGGCGCGAGCACTGAATGTCGTGCACAGGCCCCTCAGCTTTGCCAAGGCAAGGCGCACTTCGCCCTCCTTGGCAGGGCTGTATGTGATGATGATGGACATGGTTTTGTCCGGCCCTGCTTCAGCCGCAGGGGCCGTGGTAACGGCGGTAGCCGCAGACGTTTGGGGAGCAACCCATTTATTAGACAACAGCCCTGCTGCAGATGGGCGAGCAGACTCTTTGCGTTCTGCCTGCCGCGCCAGTGCGCGCTGTGCTGCGCCGGTAATGTCTTTGCAGACATCATCGAGCGGCGTTGAGAGGCTCACATGCCACTGGGTCATAAACTGGGCGACTGACAGTTCAAGCTGGTATTCAGCATTTGCCGCCTTAACCGCCTGCTCAATGGCTGAGGCCCGTTCTGCTCTCGCCTGCTCTGCCTGCTGCTGCAACCGCAGCGATTCAATGCGCTGGTCAATGATGCCATGGACAGCTTCGCGGATGGATTTCAGGGTGGTTGATTTAAGCAGCCACTTATCCTGAATGGGGATTGCAAAGGGTTGGACTTCGCCCTTCCGCTTGTCCAGTTCTTCTGAAATGGCGTTCTGTACGACACCCCGCTTATTCTCGCGCTCCTGCTCAACGAAATGCTGAACTTGCTCGCTTAGGGACCTGTATGTAGCGTCAAAAATGGCCGTAACCTTTTTGATCTGCCCTTCAAACTCCTTAAGCGGTGCGCTGAGCTTTTTGACTGTTTCCTTGCGAGAATTGTCCACGCTGATTTTTGCTTTGTTCAAATCAGACATGCACACGCGGATTTCAGCAACCTGATCCTCGGTGACAACAAGCCCCTGGTATTTGCTCGTCATGCCCTGCGCCCAAGCCACCAAGCCTGCGTAATCGAAGCTTACGGCAGGCAGGCTTGTTTGCAGCTTCATACGCGAGTCTTCCATGACTTATACCTCCTCAGGAAGATCAACGGCCCATTCAGGGCAGCGGGTGCGCTGATTGCACTTTTCGCAGTCGGCTTCCGTTACCATCGTGGCCCCATCCGTGCGCGGGCATGGAAAAGCATTGGGGTTCTGACTGTTCTGCTGCTGGGGTTGCGGCGCTGGTTCCGCACGTTCTTCTTTCTGAACGGGGGGCTGTGCCTGAATGGGCGCTTTCGCTCGGGCCGGGACAGGTTCTTTCGGTGTAACCTCTCCGGTATCCATGTCTATGTGTTCGCCGGGGGCAGCCTGGGGCAGCGTCGCCTTAATGTCGTCCATGGTCATTGGCTTCGGTTCTTCATCCAAGCCGAACGATCCAGGCGACATTTCCGACAGGTCGATGGTATCGTGAATTTCTTCGGCGGTCTGAATGCCCATGAGGAGCTCAGGGGCATAGAGCTTGCCAAAGAATGAAGCGGCGCGGTATCGGAGCATGACTTCCGGCATGGTCTTCCACTTGGAACCGTCCTTCCCATACCAGCCTTCAAGGACTGCCATTTCAATACTGACGGGAGGCGAAGAAATGCGCTCACCAGTGGCCTTTTCAATGGCCCAAGCCACGCACTTCATATTACGAAGGCGAGCATTCTTGGACACGTCCTTGCGGAAGTTGCGGCCATTCTGTGGGTTCTGCTCCCACACTTTTTCCGACCACTCAAAGTTCTTCTCCCCAAGGTCTTCGATCTCGAACCGCAAAGGGCTGAACTTGCCGCAGGCGTTAATGGCCGCCGTAATGAACTGCGAAGACCAGCCTGGCCGCCCCTCGACGATGTACAGATTCTGCATGATCATGAGCGGGTCGGCACCAAGGCGCTGTGACATGTTCAAGGCCAGCACGCAGTTGGAAATGGCGTTGGGGTTTTGGGTTGGCTGCCCTTCCTGGTTGCCGTATTTGTCGCGCTTGACCCACAGGGATTGGTATTGTTTCGGCACCAGCGTCGAGTTGGAGAGCAGGTGCGCCGCTCTTTGCATGAGATCAAGCCCGCCAGCCGTAAAAAAACCAATCTGGGTTTCAGCAGGGAGGCTGCGAGTTGATGCTTTGAGTTCAGCAAGGCTTGTCGGATTAACGCCGGGGCGCGGCGCTTGGGGTGCGGTTGCGGCCTGAGTCATGGTAATTACCTCCTCCACCGGCACACATGGAAAGCCGGGCAGTATTTTTCTCCGCAGATCTGCGATTTTGGGTTGCCGTAAAACAGGCCGGAATGAAGCATATTCGAGGCAATAGTGAGCAGCCCTGGGCCTTCATCGCCCCCTACAAGCAGGGAGCGTGCGCCAGATATCTCCCCTACCCCGGCCCTGCGCCCCTTGTCTGTTTTTGCGACCTGTAGGCCAAAAATCTTTGCAGGGGCATCAATGGGCAGCCCTGTTGCCCTGGAAGCCATAAGTTCGTACACGCCCATCTGGGCGGCATGGCCCTTGGTATTAACCTTGCCATCGGCGGCAACAGCGCTCTTGCCTGTCTTTATATCGCCAATGCCCAAGCAACCGCTCGTCTCGTAGATACGATCCAGAGTCCCGGTAAGAACCAGGGCAACGTCTTCTATGGGAAGATCGTCGCAGGTTGCCTCAACTGCAATGTAGGACTGCAGGGGGGCTATTTGCTCGCAGTACATCCTGTGCAGGGGTAAGGCGATGCTCTCCGCTTCGCGTGGGGAAGATTCTCCCCAGTCCACTTCTTCATCAGGGTGGTGGATGGCGTCCACCACGGCCCCGGCAGCTTCATCTGGCGTAAGGGGATTACCTTCAATGATCCGCTGGTCGAAAAGCGCGGCCCCTGCATGTACCGCAGTTCCAAGGCGCGCGGCATCCGATGCGGGCAAGCGCAGCCCTTTGACGTATTTTGCTTCCCATCTCGCAGGGCAATCGAACAACTCCGCCAGCGACGATGCGCGAATTTTGATAGCCTCAGCCATCATTGTGCCCTCCCACGGCTAAATATTTCGATAAGAAGACCTGACGGGCACCAAGCCCTGATCTTGTCCATGATCTGCGCCCGAGTTCCGTTGAGGACTACGAGGCTTCCTTTGCGGTAGATGTACATCCTCATGTTATCCCCCTAGGCGCTCGCCGATTGCGATGACGAGCGGAAGGGACATGAGGCCGAACAGAACGATCAGAATATCTCGCACGCTCATTGCATGCCCTCCTCACTGTTAATCTTCAACGGGCATTCATCCAGGTCGCACGGATCGTCAGTCAGTCTGCAACGCAATCCAGGCTCGTCACCTGGATAAAAGCAGCCCTGCATAAGATCAGGAACGTCAGCACCGTATGAACGGTACCCCTTGTATTCGTAGCTGTGCTCGCACATGGCAGACTCCATTTGAAAATTGGTCGGGGCGACTGGATTCGAACCAGCGACCTTCGGCTCCCAAAGCCGCTGCGCTACCTGGCTGCGCTACGCCCCGTCGCTGAAAATGGAAAAGGCCGGGGGAAGGGAAACACCCCCGGCCTTCGATTGCCCCCATGGCAGTTGTTCTGTTCAGCGGCTATCCACCGGCCTTAACGGTGTGCCTCACTGCTACAGCGCCATGGGAGGATTGTTCCCTCGATTGCCGAGGCCCGCGGATGACCATTGATTCCTCCCTGACGGGTTCACCCGGTATGTGCATATGTGAAATGCCTGAGCGTTAAGCCCTGGCTAGATGCCTTCTGAAAACGAGAACCGTGAAACATCCACTGGCCAGCCAGGTTCACCATCTCTGCTGTCTGTGGAATGCAGGCTTGCAAGAAGCAGTGTTTGCTCAGTCGCAGTCATCTGGTGCGGAGCTTCAGGAAGAAGCACGTCTGTGGTTTTGTACCATCGCCCGTTGTTCCCCTTGAAAACCGCCCTTCCCCAATAGTCTTTGCCGACAAATTTTAGGTAAACAGGCGAGGATTCGTTGATGCTCATTTGCCCTCCCGGCATTTGACTTTGACCTTTTCCTTGAGCAGGCCGTTGCCCTTGGCAAGGGCCATCTTGAACCGTGCCTCCTGATCTGCGGCCACACTGAGGCATTCATCCATAGTTCTGACCGGGCGTGCGCCCTCAAGAAAAGTTGCCTGCTGCTCAACATGCAGAGGCGTGTTGTTGGGCAGGTAAAATGTGATCAGCAAGAAGAATGTTTTCATGGGCGCTCCATAAAAATAAAGGCCGCAGCCCAATGCCACGGCCCCAGCGCTGCGTGAACGCAGACACGCAACACAAATTATCTGCGGATTTCTTCATAGTAGCCGCAGCACCAACAAAAATAACAATTCCCGCAGCAGTACATTGGGCTGCCGCATTCATGGCATACAACCATGTTGCCGCTCCTTGTCTTTGAACATCTCCATCACCGCCAGCGACCTTTTTTCCCGTGTGGAAAATATGGTCGCTGGCGATAGGGAAAAATTCGTTTCGCCAGAAAATTGCCGAACTCGGTTGCAGGTTGTCACCCTGTGGGGTTAGTCACCTCCCCCAGAACCTCCCCGACGCCGTTAGATCTTCCGCGACGGATCAACAGAACCCGCCCAAGTGGGCATTTTGGACAACTTTTGAATGGCCTCTACTCGCGCTTGCGGCTGGGCCTCTTGCTCCCAGCACCCGGATTTTAACCGGGCCTCCATGCCGCCAAGTTGCTGCCGATTGAAGATTTGGTTCGCTACTCTGGGCCGAAACCCTCGTTTGCAACCTCTTCCTCGTTGGCAAAAATAAGTCAATTTGACTTACTATGCAACAAAAAAATAAGTCAATTTGACCTATACTTTTTTGCTCGATAGAATCCTGAAAAATAAAAAGCCCCCAGGCGGGGGCAAGGAGGACGAAAGGTATGAGCGGAAATGACAGTAAGAATGAGATCGAGGGCGGGATTGGATCTGAAGGAGCACAGGAGGAAAATATGAGGAGGGTGGAGTCTGCTATCAAGGAAGCCGTGATCTCCGCATACTGCAAGGAGAATGAGTTTCCTATCCAATTATTTGATGGGATAGAACCTGCCGAGAGTATTCAATTAAAAAGCTACGCACGGCGCATCGCCGAAGTTTTGACTGGAATTATCATGAAAAGAAAGGGTTCACAGCTTATCTGTTTTTGGACTCGTCAAGGATGCCCCGAGCTTCCTCCATCGCAGGAGTGAGGCAGGAAATTATTGCGTCAGCCGCTTCCTGCGCATCCAACTCTGGGTTCATCTTCTGAATCAAGGCGGTGAACCCAGCAAAAATTATTGTATTGGTTACTTCGAGTTGGTCCTTAATTTCCTTAAACTGTGCATCTGTCATGTCTTTTCTCCAATAAATAAAAATCACCCCAGCAACGCCAGCACAGAGTTCTCATACTCTTGGATTCTGTCCGGCTTGGGGATTTTTGATGGGGCTGAATGAATCTTCTGTTTGCTTTTTATAGCGCCAGTTGTGTTTTGTATGTAAACTCCGTACACATCCGCAATGCCAGATAATGGGTCTTTCTCAGTAAATGAACCAGCGTCTGCCTTATTTTTTGGACTAACATCATACATATATCTGAAACAAATATTGTCTATTTTAACAACAACACCTTTGGGAAGTTGGTATTCAAATCGTTTTAATAATGATGACACATTTTCAATATCTGAAAGTAGTTGCTGTCTGCGTTTTACATCTGGAGCAATATACGCCTTATTGTCATATTCAAATCTATCATGCCCGCGAAGTTGCGCCTCAAAATCCATGAGCACAAGCTTTCCCCAGAAATATCCATATGCAATACCCTCGATGGTCCCTCTGCTCCCATATAAGTCCGCGAGAAAGCCATACGCGCCAATATACCTGTTATTGGCTAGTTCGAGTGCAAACTGCTCGTAATTCCTAGGATCTTCACCATAAAATGAATACAAATTAAAGAGAGCTATTTTGCAAGTGTGGCTTCGCTTTGAGCATGAGGTGAGTAGTCGCTCGGCTTCCAATAGATCCTGCTTAAAGCAGTCACCATTAGCCAAAGCGCACCCCTTTAAAAAGGAATATTTTACATCGTCATATTTTTTTACTTTCTCTAATTCTTTTTTTGCAATTGAACATTGGTTTGCTCGTACGCACTGTGGAAATGCTAAAACAGACACCTCAGGTGCACTTTTATCCATGTAACCCAACATGCCATCATCAAGGCATGACGCCACAGAAAAAGAAGATATCGACACAAAGCATATTATTGCTGCAACGATAATTCTCATAGCCACCCCAGATTTTCCGCTAATGTCACTGCTTAGTTTTTGTAGGAGGAATTTCGCTCCACAGGCTCAGCTGGCGGGAGTCCACTGGACATTGTTTCTTCCGGCACCTTTTTTTCTTGCACTGGCTGAGGGGTAAACCTTTGACCGAGTATCTTAGTTTGGGCAACGCCACATAAGTCGGTTATGGAAATGCCCATTGCGCAAGCCAAATCATAAGCATCCCGAACAGAAAGTTCCCGAGGCGGATCACCATTTCTGATTTTACGCCACTTTGTCCCGGCATCTTTTCTGTGGGGCCACGCCATCTCAGCCAATGGCTTTGCCTTAAGCCCTTTTTTCAATGATATCTCAATGATAACATCTACTAGGGCGCGTTCGAATTCATATCCTTTCATACTTTTACTCTACGTGAGTTAGGTCAGCTTTCAATCAGTCAAACCTTGTGTTGATAAATAAGTCAATTTGACTTATTAAAAACCAAGAGGAATGCACTATGAACAATGAACTCGAGAAGGCTTTTGCTGCACTTCGTAAGAAGTATGGGACGCATTGTGCCGCCGCAGAACATTTGGGGATTTACCGGGATCACTACCGCAGGCTTCGTAACGGCCGGGCAAACATTCCCCAGCGCACCGCCGACTACATCCTGCTCAAGGCGAAAGAGGCTGTGGAGGATATGCCCGATATCAGTTCAACAGCGCCTGCCATACCGCACGAACCTGCGCAGGCGCAGCCTGGGGCAGCAAATATTTAATCGCCTGACATCAGGGGGCAGCTAATGACAGATGACCAGAAAAAACGGGTTGATAGGGCTATCGAGGAGTTAGTTCGGAAGATTCGCAGCTACTCAAGGCTGAGTTCTAAGAAGGAAGTCCCTGACAGCCTGCCTGTCTTCCTGCGCCTTTTTCCATCTGTATTTCACAAGATTCGTGAACATTGTCTCGAGTTCCTCCTGGAAGACGTGCAGGCTTTCTTCGTCCATGAATTTTGCATGATGGAGTTTGTCCTCAACATACAGTGCAAAGACAAGGTAGTCCGAGAACGTAAGATTGGGGAGCTGATCGCCGGGTTCAACCTGTTGGTTCGCGCGAGCAAAATCGTTTTCAGCTTTTACACGAAAGGCTTCGACTTCTCGAATTATCGTGTCCCGCAAATGCCTTCTCGTTTCGGCCTCCTGCACAATTGTAGTCCGTCGCATTTCGGCTTCTTGCACAATTTTTGTTCTTCGCGTTTCAGCCCTCTGGGCAATGATGGTTGTCAGGGCTGTTGCAAATGCTCCCACGAGCGCACCACCCAAGGCAGAAAGCGCGGCCACAAGTGCTGGGTCAAAGTTCGGTTCCATAGGTATTTCCTCCGCAAATAGGTGTGTGTTTGGCGACAACACCATATGGAGGAAAACCCGCCGGGGGCAAGTCTACCTTGCGCCCCGGCAATTAAAGAAAAGCCATCTGCCAGGTGGTACGGATTTGCACGGGACGTTGCTGCCCTTCTGTGAGTGATGCAGCCGCATGTCCCACTGCCCTTTCAACAGCGGCATCCTGCGGCATATCGCCGGGGTAACTTCGGTACAGAGGTGTGGGCATGAACGGAGAGACAACGGTGACAAGCAGGCGGCCCCGTTTTGGCGTGATGTGGGCTCGGAATGAAAGTTTGGATTCTGCCATGTCACATAATGGCATGGCTTGAATGGGAAATAACTCTGTAAACACCGAGGGTAAATACACAATGAGCAAGCTGCTGCCTCCTCCCCCGTTATGCCCCAATTGTGGCGATCAAATGATTCGCCAATTCACCAGCAATGATCCAGAGGCGCGCGTCTTTTATTGCCAGAAATGCAAAAAGACCATGCCCCGCGATGGCGAGGCATGGCATGGCCGCGACATACTCTGCGGCTGCTATATTGAGTTGAAAAAGATCCGTACGCTGATGGAGAAAGCTAGCTTAAATCCATCCCAGCAGACAAAAGAGAAGTCCCCTTATCCTTCAATTCAAGAAGCAGAGAGTAATAGCGTTCAAGGTTACGCCATGTCTGCTCTCTTGCCTTCTGCTCACTTTCGAGCCGTGGGGAAGCGGAGGCCGTTGCTGCGGAAAGCTGTGAAGCGACAATCAAAAGTTGCTCGTTCGACAGGCCAGACAGATTAACCTTTGAAATTTCCATGATGTTCCTCCCAGTATCAGGGTTTGAGTTGTGGTGACTGAACCCTACAGGAAGAACGCTGCCGGGGGCAAATTACTCCCGGCAGCACAATAAAAATTAAGGGACAGAGCAATGCCAGATTACGAAACAATGAGCGCCACAGAAGCCATGCGGCTTGCCAAGGATGTGTCTGGAATGACCGTGGAAGAAATTTCCAAGGCATCGAAAATCCCTGCTGGCATCATACGCCAGTATTTAGAGCGCGATGGTGGCTATAATCCAGCGATTGATAAAGTCCCCGCTCTTTGCCGCGCCATGGGCAACAACATCCTTCTTTCTTGGATTCAGGCCCAGGCCGACACACGCGCCCTCTGCGATATCCCCCCTGCTACCTCTCGCGCTGAGGTGCTGACTGCTGTTGCCCGCGTGTCTGCAACTCTTGGTGATGCGCAGCGCAGGCTTGCAGACTCTGAACTCAGCGGCATTGACCCTGAGTGCGCCCGCGACGTGCGCGGACTCATGAACGATGTGATCGAAGACTGCCGGGTTGTGATGGCGAAGCTACTGCCCATTGCCCAGTTCAGGGACAGGACACGTTGTTATCCGCTTCTGAGCAAAGCGCACAACGGTTCTGAATACCACAAGCCCTGGTGGAGGTTCTGGTCATGAGCGATTGGTACGACACCTATCAGGCGCATGCCTCTTCCGACTGGGCCCCAACACAACTGAACCCCGAAGACGAGCAAAAATTCCGCTCCTGGATTGCCGGAACGAAGTGGTTTGCAGACGTTGCTGACGACGTTGCCGCCTCGGGCGAACAGTTGAGCAATGCGGATCTGCTTGAAGACATGATTGGCCCCAATGCCGATTACGACTACCGCGGCGCATGGAAGGCCGGCATATCCCCGCAGGCCTACGAATACGACACGCGCCAGCACTGGCCCTCGTCTACCGAAGACGGGCAAATGCTCAAAAGCCCGCAACACCCCACTGCCTGGATGGAATATTTCATGCGCGAGACCGGCGAGGACCCAAACTCGCTTGGATTGCGCAACCCTGACGAGGCGCGCGAATACACACGCAGCGCCCGCAGAAAGGAGGCAAAATAGCTATGGACACCCGCACAAAACAAAAACATCTGCGCGCCGTACGCCTGCTTGTGCATGCACTGGAAGGCCACCGCTCCAGCCTGCCAGCCGGAAAGCCGATCTGCTCCGTGTTGTCTGAGGGCATGGCCGCAGCTCAGGCATTGGGATTTGACCTCATGGCCGGGGAGGCGCGGGCAATATCTGGCCGCACTGTAGCCGTAGGCCGTGGCGTTGAGGCGCTGTTCTGCCCTCCTGCATCTGCCTGCGGGATTGAACGCAGCTTGCCCAGGGGAGACGCATAATGTGTGGCCGCCCATGGACAGACGCCGAGCTGCAGTTCCTGCGGGAACATTACCCGGAGCACACAGCAACATGGTGCGCAAAAAAACTCGGCCGTGGACGCAGCAGCGTGTCGCTCAAGGTCAAGAGCTGGTTTGTGGTAGCAGAGAATCGCCTTGCGAAGGAAAAGCTCGAAGACCCCGACCTTGGCCCGGCAACGCCACCCCTGGAGAATCACTGTGTGGACTGCGACCGCGTGTCGCCCACCAGGCGTTGCCCTGAATGTCAGAAGAAGCACCTGGCGGGGTATCACGGGGCATGCTGGGGGCCGACGTACGATGAAGCGTATGGAATGGCATAGGAGATTCCATGGATATCACAAAATTCAATCCTCGCACCGTCGTCCGCGCAATAACCCTTTGCCGCCCGTATGTCGTCGCATACTGCGTCAAAGACCGCGACGGGTGGCTTGTGCAGTACCCAAACAAGGCCGAGCCGGAACTGATGGAGAAAAAGGCGTTTGAACGCAAGTTTTGCCTTGAGCACGCCTGCCCTCCCAAAGTTACGGAACTCTTTGATGGCGTTCCGTCATTCAACCAGTGGCGACAGAGACGCGGGGGAAACTATGCGTGATTTTGCGATGATTGCCCCCCAGTTCTGGACAGGAGACACCGGGCGAACCCTTCGCAAGGCTGGCCCTGACGGAATGCTTGTGGCCATGTATCTGCTTACATCGCCGCACAGTAATGTGTTTGGCCTGTACTACATGCCAATCATGTACGTTGCCCACGATCTTAATTTACCCGTAGAACGCGCTCAGGCGGCCATGCACCAGTGCATAGATGCAAAATTCTGCACCTACGACGAAGAAGCCGAAGTTGTCTGGGTGTTCAACATGGCAAAGTTTCAGATCGGTGAAACTGTTAAGCCTACCGACAATCGCGCCAAGTGGATCGCCTCAGAGTGGCAACGACTTCCAAAGTGCTCATTACTATCTGCTTTTATTGAGAAATATGGTTATGCGTTCGGAATGACAGAAGCCCCTTGCAAAGGGTCTACCGAAGCCCCTTCGAAGCCCCTTCAAAGCCCCTTCCAAGGGGCTACAGAAGCCCCTCCGCCTGATAAGGATAAGGAGAAGGATAAGAATAAGAATATATATCTTACTGCGGGCGCGGATGCGCGCGTAGCAGATACCGTGCCAAACGATGCAGGGGGTCAACCGCAAGACGACGACACCCCAGACATCACCTTTGTCCAGTTCATGGACGCATATCCTGACACTCACAGGGACGACGATGCAGCGTGGGTTGCATGGAAGACGCAACGCAAAAAGCGCGCCTTGCCTGGCCTGTGCGATCTCTTTGCGGCGTTGGAAATGTGGGGAAAGTCCGAACAGTGGAATACCGACAACGGAGCCTTCATTCCACTTGCAAGCAACTTCATAGGCAAGGGTTACTGGAAGAGGACTCCCCCTCCTCCGAAGCAACGTGCCCAGGGTGGACGTGATTCGCCAGTGCAAGAATCTCAAGCAGACAGGGCTGCCAGACTCACCTTCGAGGCTGGACAGCGGATATTGGCAAGACGCGAAGGCACAACTGAGGGAGCACAGCAATGAGACAGCAGACAGAAGACGAAAGGAAACTTGCAGCCCTAATGGCCCTTGCTGCCAATTTTGGGAAAGAGTTTTCAGAAGGCTTGCTTGGGATTTGGCTTAATCTGCTTTCGCATTATTCAGCCGACGCGGTAGATGCTGGCGTGAGCAGAGTCATAGAAAAGTATGTGTACAAAACGCTTCCACCCTATGCCGTGCTGCGCATAAGCATCGATGAAGCCATTGGCCTTGTTCAGCCTGAGCATGCTCTGGATATGGCAGCGTTGGCAGAGTGGAACAAGCTTATTGCCGACATCGGAAAATATGGCCGATACAACTGCCCTCAGTTCTGCGCGACAACGGCATATGTGTTGCGTGGCATGGGCGGTTGGGATGCTGCCTGCTCATGGGAAACTGAGAAACTTGAATGGCGCCGCCGCGAGTTTGTAGAATCGTGGAAGCTGGCACACGGCAAAGAGCATGTCATGGAGCTTGGATCTCAGGGAATTGCTGCGCTGGTTTCATCCAAACCCGAATCCTCTCGCGCCATACTTGGCCGCGTCCTCGAAATAACCCAGTAGAGGTGTGCTCCATGATTAAATTTATCATCCCCATCAAGCCCACCGCCCAGATGCGTACCGCCGTAGGCGCGATCAAGCTCGGCAACGGTAAGGTGCGCGGCAACGCCCACAAGAAAAAAGAACAGGTAAGCAACGAAGAAACAATCAAGGCGTTTTTGGCTAAGCATAAGCCAGAGCGGCAGATTGTCTGCTCGGTCATGCTTGGGGTGAAGGTCTTCCTGCCTGTGCAGAAGAACGCGCCGGATTGGTTCAACGGCAGCACCAAAGAATTCCACGCTGCGGCGTTAAAGCACATCGTCAGGCCAATCACCACGCCCGACATGGACAACTTTTTGAAACAGATTCAAGACTGCATAACCCAGATGGCTATCTGGCGGGACGACTCCCTCGTTGTGGGCTACCTCAGCGGAACGGGCAAATACTACACCGACGGCACGCCACGTTGGGAAATCGAAATCCAGGAGTTGAGCCCTGACAGCTATTGCATCCCCGGCACAAAGGCTAAAGCCTCCCGCAAGAAATCGGCCAGCACACCAGGCCAGGGAGCTTTGCTATGCTGAAAGATTTTATCATCCCTGCATTCTTTGGCTTCTGTATCCTCGTGGCCCTCACGTTTGCCGCCGAGCTTTGCACTGCCCCTGGAACGACTTCCGATGAAGACCTGGCCGCAAGGATTGCCCTCATTGACGCAAGGCTTCCCAGCTTGCGCTCAGACGTCCTCATTCAGCGCCAGGAGCGTGCGTTTCTGACTGCGCAGCGCAGGTGGATTGTTGAGCTCATGGAGGCGCAAAATGGCCGCAGAAACTGAGCGCATGCCATGGCTTACAATCAGATTGATTTTTGGCAACGGCAATGCCGCCCAGGGGCGCAAGTGCATTGAAGCCATCGCTCGTCGGTTGATCCATGCCCGCACAAAGCACCCGGCCAGTGAATGGGCCGGGAGAGGCGACGAATACGGGCTGGCGGTGATTGAGAGCGAGGTTCGGGAGCTGCGGTTGGCCGTCAAACTGGAGGGGCAGCAGCGCGTCGAGGACGAAACGCTGGACGTGCTTGCAACCGGCGTGCGCAAATATAATCGCGAGGATGCATGATGGGTGTAAACAATCAGTTGACGACCACTCGTACGGTTGAGCATTTCAACGCATCAGGTGGCCTGGATGTGCATTGGAAGGTTTTTCTCTGGCCTAGCAGGGAAATGTTTCAGGGTAAAATGACGGATGGAGCGTTGGCGGATGGTCTGCATTGTGCGCACCCATATTTTAAACACATGATTACGCGCAAGCGTCGGCCAATGCGCGTTGTCGGTTCTATCCATTTTGTTCGTGGAAAGTGGGACATGGAAGTGGTGTCCCATGAATGCCTCCACGCCATTGCTCATTATATCAGGGCAACGGGGGCAAAACCAATCGGGCATTGGTCGGACAATATGGAGAAAGAAGAGGCCGTTTGTTACCCATTCGGCAAGCTCGTTGACGAAATTTACCGCAAGTTGTGGGAGTTGGACAATGCCGCATAGTGGCGAGATCGGCCAGGGCGTGCCATTTGAACGTACCCGCCGGATCACAGGATACCTTGTTGGGAGCGTTGACCGCTTTAATAATGCCAAGCGCGCTGAGGAGCGGGATCGCGTAAAACATGGGCTTGGAGGTTATGACCATGGCTAGACTGTCTGAGGACCAGTGGCAGGCAGCCAGGGCCGAATATGAGGTGCGCGGCATCAGCCTCGGTGACGCGGCAAAGAAGTTTGGCGTCAACGTCAGCAGCGTGTCCCGGCGTGCAAAGTCTGAGGGCTGGGTTCAGGGGCAAATGCAAGAGCTCGCCGCTCGAAAAGTTGCGGCAGTGAAAGAAATGGCCGCCGTAGAAATGCAAACGCAAGAGCTACCCTTGCGCACCAGGCACACCTTGCAAACCGTCGTGCAGGAGCGGTTGCAGGCCGAGGGAATGCTGGCGTCACTGGACATAGCCCTGGCAGACCGGGCCATAGCCCTGGCCATGGAGGCGACATGCCCAGACGATATTGAAACGCTCTCCAGGGCGCGCAAAAACCTTGCACCTTCTGTGCATGCCCCTGGCCCACAGACGAATGTCACTGTCACCCAGCAGACCGAGGCCAAGGCTGGTGCCGCTGCGGACGCCGTTGCTGCCCCCGTTGCCACACCAACACCTGACCGCGTTGTGCGCGCCGTGCTTGCCGGTGATCTTTCAGGGGATGACGACTGATGCTGTTCGCCAAGGCGTCAGAGTCTGAACTAGCCGCCATACGGCAGGCCTGCGAAGCTGATTTGCTGACATTCACGGCGGTCATGTTCCAAGCGCGCATGTGCCAGCCGTTTTTGGTCAACTGGCATCATGCAAAAATGGCTGACGAGTTGATGGCTGTGTACCGCGGCGAAACAAAAAATCTGCTGATCACCATGCCCCCAGGCGGCACAAAAACAGAGTTGGCCGTAATCCACTTCATGGCGTGGTGTTTTGCGCGTAGCCAAAGCTGCCGATTCCTGCACCTCTCTGGCTCAAAGGAATTGGCCCTACTCAACTCGGAAACCGTGCGCGAAATTGTCACGCTCGAAGAGTTTCAGGCCCTGTGGCCACGCCAGATTAAGAACGACAGTAGAGCCAAGAACCGTTGGAACCTTGAGTTTATGAACCGCACAACCGGCGGCCTGTATGCTGCCAGTTCCGGCGGCCAGGTCACTGGCTTCCGTGCCGGTTACATCCGGCCAGGGTTCAGCGGCGCAATCATCATCGACGATCCGCTCAAGGCCGACGACATCTGGAGCAAGGCCAAGCGCCAAGCCGTTAACCGCAAGCTGACAGGTACTATCCGCAGCCGCCGAGCCAGTTCAGAGCATACACCAATCATCATGGTCATGCAGCGCCTGCACGAGGATGACCCGGCAGCCCATGCCCTTTCAGGGGATTTTGCAGCAGAGTTCAAGCACCTTGAAATTCAAGCGATCATTGACGAAGGGACTGAAAACGAACGCAGCTATTGGCAAGAAAAAGAAAGCCTTGAGTCCCTTAATGACCTGAAACAGAAGGACCCCTACACACTGAGCGCGCAGTATCAGCAACGCCCCACCCCTGCCGGTGGCGCTATGATCAAGACATCGTGGCTGCAGCAATACTCCACGCCGCCAGCTGTGCACACCGTCCTGTATGTTTTGGATACCGCTTTGAAAGCCGCAGAGACCAACGACTTCTCAGTAATGAGCTTTTGGGGGCTGAATGGAATCAACGTCTATCTGCTCGACGTTCTGCGCGGCAAATGGGAGGTGCCAGACCTTGAGCCGTTAGCCATCAAATTTCTGGAAAGCCACAGGCCCAAAGGGTTTAATCGCGCAAGGATTCGTGGGGCAGTTATCGAAGACAAGGCCAGCGGAACGGGTCTGATTCAAGGCCTGAGGCGCAAAACAGCACTGCGCGACATCCCGATCATTGCGAAGCAACGCAGCACGGACAAGGTAAGCAGGGTAAACAACGTCCTGTCCTTCATTCGCGCAGGGCAACTGTGGGTTCCAGAAACTGCCGAACATGCCCCATGGCTGCCTGCATACCTTGGTGAGCTTGCCGCATTTTCGCCAGCAATGACCCATCAGAACGATGACCAAGTTGACGTAACCGTTGATGCCCTTGACGAACTGCTTCAGTCAGGTGGTGGAGTCAGCGAAGGCATGGACCTTTCGTAGGAGAATGCACACATGGCAAGACTTAGAAGCCTCATAGACGCAGTTACGCGAGAGCGGTACGTCCGAGACGCAGCAACTGGCATTGCATACCGAAGGACAGCAGGAAGCCTTGTGTGGCCATCTGGTGAACGGAACGGATGTGTTGCCGTGCTGGCAGAAACACGGTCACGCCAGAACATCCTCGGCGGCCGGCACGACGTACATCTGCTTGCGGAGGAATGCAGCGCAGACGTGAGCAAGCTTATATCTGCCGTAGAGAAATTCACCATGCTGCTCATGGTTCGCTCGTGGGCGACCCCACTCTCCGACACGCGAGCCTTCATGCTCGACGACACCAATGATGACCGTCGCAAGGTGCGCCTTCCAATCATACGCTTTGACGATCCTCAGGGCTGGCACGGAAAGGGAGAGGGGCTTATGGCCTTTTACCACGCCCTTGTGCAGCGCCGCACGCTCTCCGAAAAGACTCTCTTCCTGGGGAAGAACTGTGAAGGCAGGAACAACATAGAGAAAATGCAGGCAGAGGACATGACGTGCAAGCCCACTGACTTTCCTGCTGCTGCCGCGTTGTGTTTTGCCCTGGCAGAGATTGACCTGAACCCCATGACCGATTGGGCTGATCGCGGAAACGTGTCGTCATATGGCGGCCCTGCCGATCTCATCGGGGGATATTAAGCATGGTGCTCGCCTACATACCTGTGCCGCTGAATTCCATGACCGACATCCGTAAGCACCTGAGTGTAGGCGAGGCAAGGGTCAAGGAATGGGTTGACGCCGGTGCACCAATCGCCGTTGAAGGGGACGGTGCAAACGCTCGTTACTCGTCGGAATTGGCAGCACTTCTCATGTGGAGGGCTGAATACAGTAAATTCATACGGTTACAAAAAACCTCACAAAACGGCTAAAACCTGTCAACCCCCAAATACGCCCCCCAATACCCCCCCATACGCCCCCCATACGCCCACTCGGGCATAAAAGGCCATGCTACGCTTCCACGCAAACAGGAGCGTAGTCATGGACAATTTTTCCACAGCCCACAAGTTTACTCTCTCATGGGAGGGCGGCGAATCTGACGATGCCGCAGATGGTGGTGGCTTCACCAAGTTTGGCGTCGATACGGCCATGATGCAAGACATTGCCTCCACACAGTCCGGGCGCGATACCCTGAAAAGTATGGGCGTTATCCTGCCCGTCACGCGAAACACCATCAAAAATCTGACCGAAACCCAGGCTGCCAGCATCTATCGTTGGCAAGCCTGGGATACCCTCAAGCTCGACATGATCCCCCTGCGCCCTGCCGTCGTGATTTATGACGCCGCGGTCAACAGCGGCCCCCGGCAGTCCGTGGTGCTTGCCCAGCGTGGCTACAATGCCTGCGTTGGATATGGTCAGCCTTTGGATGCCGACGGCATCATGGGCCCGGCAACTCGCAAGGCCATGCAGCAGGCTGACACGGAAAAAATCCTCATGTCCATGCTCGATCAGCGTGAGCAGTTCTACCGCGATCTTGTGGCAGCCAAGCCAAGCCAGGAAGTGTTTCTCAAGGGTTGGCTCAATCGCGTTACTGACCTGCGGCGCTACGTGCTGGGGCTGTGATGAGCTGGGCTGATGTCGGCAAGGCCGTTGCAAAAGTTGCCCCTGTATTGGGTGGTGTGCTTGGCGGCCCTGTTGGGGCCATTGCTGGGGCCGCTGGCGCACTCGTCAGCTCGTTTCTCGGCGTGGATGCTGACCCCGAGGCCATCACAAAGGCCATGGCAGATCCTGAAACACTGGTGAAGCTCAAACAACTTGAAAGTGATGAGCGCCAACGTCTGCTTGAATGGCAGTCCACACAACTCAATGCGGAACTTGAGAACGTCAAGTCGGCGCGTGAGCGCGAGGTAGCTCTTGCCCAAGCCGGGCACGGTGCAAGCTGGGCCACCAGCATTGTGTCGTGCATCGTGACCATTGGCTTTTTCGTCATGCTCTACCTCGTCATAAGCGGCGGCAAGGCCGAGTTGGGTGACGCCGGGCTCATGCTGCTTGGCACACTGGCTACCGGCTTTGGCGCGGTCATTAACTACTACCTCGGCTCGTCCATTGGCTCTGCGGCAAAAGATCGCTTCCTCGGCAACAACACGAACGCCGGGGGCAAGTGATGACCGTGGATATCATGGACATCCTGCAAATCCTTACCCCCATTGCTGTGACCGTTGTGGGCTGGGGAGTGAAACTCATCTGGAGCGAAATAAAAAGTTGGAGAGCTGAACTGCGCGAATATGTACGTCAAGAGACCTGCAAGGCGCACAGAGAGCACTTCCAACGACAACTGGATGCGTTGCGAAAGGAAAGCTAAATGGACACAGAACAACAGCAAGCCCCTAACATTGGTGCCCTCGCGTCTCAACTCATGGCTGAATTCAGCGAAGCGCAGCGTTCGCGCGCAATGGTGAACGAACGCTGGCTTGAGGACTTGCGGCAGTATCGCGGCATCTATGCCGGTGATGTGTCCAAGAGGCTCAAGAAGAACAAGTCTTCGCGTGCGTTCTACCGGCTGACGACTGCCAAGGTTAATACCATGACGGCCAGGCTTATGGACTTGCTGTTTCCTCAGCGCACCAAAAACTGGTCCATATCCCCCACCCCCGACCCGATGTTGCCAGATGATGTCGTGATGGATGCCCTCAAGGACGAGATAGGCCAATCCGCACAGCAGATCATGGGCGAGATGATGCAAAAGCTGCAGGCGCAGAACGTAATCCCTGACGCATGGGCGGCACAAAACATTCAAACCGAGGCTTACAATCAGGCTTTTGCTCAGGCAGACACAGAGCCTGCAAGGATCAGGATTGCTCAGGATCGCGCCAAGGCCATGGAAAACGTGATCGATGACCAGCTGAAGGAATGCAATGCCAACGGACAGCGCCGCCCAAGCTGGCGCCAAAATTGCCGCACGATTGTCAAAAGCTCCTGCCTCTATGGCATGGGTGTTCTGAAAGGCCCCCTGATTGAGCGTGTCGTTACAAAACGCTTCGTTCCAACTAAGGATGCCTCGGGCAACGTTTCGTGGCAGGAGCAGGAATACTCGAAGGATTTGCGGCCATATCATGAAGCCGTGAGCATCTGGGAAATCTACCCTGACCCCGGCGCGCGCCTTCCTTCCGAGCTCAGATATGTTTGGCAGATCCACACCATGGCTGACAAGGATTTGGCCGACCTGAGAAACTTCCCAGGATTTGACGCAGAGTTGATCAAAGACCACATGGCGGCCAACGAAGACGGCGACGCGCAGCTTTCTGATTGGGAAGTGCAGGTGCGCGAGCTCAATGACGACAATATTTCCAACGGCCAGCCACTTAAAAAGCGGTTTCGCGTCTACGAACGGTGGGGTTTTCTTTCCGGTAAAGACCTCGCGTCTGCCGGTGTCGAGATTGCCGCAGAGGATATGACCAAGATTTATTCCTCCTGCGTCTGGATTCTCGGCAACTCCATTATAAAAGCCTCGGTGAACCCGCTGGAAGGCGTAGATATCCCCTACCACTTCTACCCCTACCAAGACGACGATTCATCGTTCTGGCCCGAAGGTATCGCCTACCAACTGCGCACGCCGCAATCAGGCATCAACGCTGCCGTCAGGGCAATGCAGGATAATGCCGGGGCTTCTTCCGGCCCAATTTATGGGATCAACACGCAGGCTCTTGACGACACTCAGTCCGTTGACGAGATGCGCGCCAATAAGCTGTTCCTGTTTGCCAAGTCTGGCATCAACCTTTCTCAGGCATTCCAAGCGGTAACAGTCCCGTCAGCGATTGAACACAACATGGCCCTGCAAAACTTCTGGCAGCAGGTTGGTGACGAGGTATCCACCCCACGCTTCAACCAGGGCGACGGCAACATTGCAGGCGCAGGCAAGACGGCCAGCGGCCTTTCCATGCTCATGGGCGCGTCAAACATCCTGCTCAAGGATCACGTTAAGGACTTTGACGACTTCATCGTGGCCCCATTCATAAGGGCCATGTTCCGTTGGAATATGCAGTGGAACCCGCGCGAAGACATCAAGGGAGACTTTGAAGTGGTCGCCTCCGGCAGCCAATCCCTCATTGCCAAAGAGGTGCGCGCCCAGCAGGTTCCTGCATTGATCGGATATCTCGGCTACCCAGACTTCAAACCGCATCTCAGGGCCAAGGCTCTGCTGGAAGTGGCACTTGAACAAACAGACCTTCCTGTTGAGCGGCTTCTACGTTCTGACGAGGAGGCTCAGCAGTATCAGCAGCAGATGCTGTTCGACCAGGCCAAGGCCCAAGCGCAAGCTCAGGCCTATGCGCTTGTTGAGCAGCTTGAACGCCAAGGCCTGCCCCCTGAACAAATCCAGCAGCAGCTGTTGATGCTCCTATCGAAAACCGTTCCAGCCACAATGGGCCCAGGCGGCCAGCAGCCAAGCGCAGCAATGCCGACGCAAGGAGCGATGCAATGAGCGCTCGAAGCTCAAAGGATGCGTCCATAAGAACGCTTCGCTCATGCAATGGGCAAGGTGTCTATACAGCACTCACAGATTTGCTGAGTTCAGTAATTGTCGAGGCCCATGAAGAGATGGAATCGGCAACTGACAATATCACCATTTGGCGCGCTCAGGGTAAGGCCACCGCAGCCAGAGACCTGATAACCGCCATAAAACCGCGTGACGCGGAATAAGGAGGAGATCATGAGCCAGGTTAATGAAAACGATCTGCAGCAGGGAGTTGAAACCCCCGTTGACGACGAAGAGACCCAATTCGATCAGGGCTTTTCCCTCGGTGAAGACGAAGCAGGAGCCAAAGGCAGCGCCGAAAACGGTCAGGAGCAGGAAGGCAACAGCGAAGAAAATGAAGCCGCTGGTTCCCAAGAACCCGCAAAGGCTGATGAAGGCAAGCAGCCCAATGTTCAGAATGAACAGCCACCGGCCGCAGAACAGCCTCAGCAGCCTCAGCAGCAGATGGAACAGCCGCGCGAAAGCGCACCGGCGGAACCTGAGCCGCCTAAAAAAATTGAAGTCCCCGAAAACCTCACTGAGGAATTTGCGGCCCTAAAAAAACTGAACCCGGCTGCAGCAGAGCTCGCGCTTGAGGACTCGCCAGAAGGCGAACGGCTCAGGAGCCGAATGGAAGAATACGGGGCCGAGATGGCCCTTGATCGCGCTGAAGTCGTTCTTGATAAGCGCAACCGGGATGTTGCCACGCGCAAGGCTGACTTTGAGCGTCAGCAGCAGGCGGTGCAGGAACACAATGATCGCTTCCTGTCCACGCTCAAGCAGACGCACCCTGACTATGCGGCCATGATCACTGACCCGGCCAGGCGCGACGAAGCGGTCAAAAAGCAGAACGAAATCATCGAATGGATCAACGGCAAGCCCTACGCTGAAGGCGCGAGGCTTATGCAGGTTGCAAAATCGGGGCGCGACCCGAACGAAATATGCGCCCTGCTCACCCAATTTGAGAGCGAACGCCAAGCTAAGCCGAAGCAGGCTGATCCAACGGGAGCTCTCGCTGTGCCAGGAAGGGGTGCGCCCGCCGCGCCCGCAGGCATCGGAGATAAGGACGACTTCGATGCTGGATGGAACCTCGAAAAATAGTCCAAGAAAGCGAGTTCAGTTATGCCTATTACTACCACCGGCGACATCTCGTACCGCACTGCTGGTTACATGTCGAAAGAGCTTCTCAAGCGGGCTCAGCCCCTGCTCTGTGTAACCCGCCTTGGGCATCCCAAGCCGCTGCCCAAGAACTCCACACGAACCATCAAGTTCCGCGGCTATCAGCACATTGCCAGCCAGCCCAAAGTGTTGGTTGAAGGCGTGACCCCTGAGGCCAGCAAGCCTGAATTCAGGGATGTGTTCTGCACCGTTGAGCAGTATGGCGACTGGGTTGAATTGACTGACGTCATCAAGGACACCCACGAAGACCCCATTCTCAACGAATTCACTGACATGCTTGGCGAACAGAGCGCCATCATGTTGGAGCGCGTTACCATCGGCAAGGTGCTTGCCGGTACCAACGTTTACTACAGCGGGACCACCGGCGGCGTGATTGCGACGAAGCGCAGCAGCGTCAACAAGCCCCTGAACATCAACCTGCAGCGCAGCGTGCGCCGTGGCCTTGAACGGCAGTTGGCAAAGCCGATCACCAAGATTGTGAGCGCGTCTCCCAATTTCAACACGTCGCCTATTCCCCAGGGCTTTATCGCCGTTTGCCATACGGATTTGGACTCCGATATCCGCGACATGCCCGGCTTCATCCCTGTGGAAAAATACGCCCAGCAGCAGATCCTCCCTGGCGAAATCGGCACCGTGGAAAACATCCGCTACGTCGGCACCACGCTCCTTGAGCCGTTTGCTGACGCTGGCGCTGCGAGCGAAGCTGGCCAGAAGGCCGTTCTTTCTACGAGCGGTGCCTGCGCCGACGTCTACCCCATTCTCTTCTTCGGCCAGGACGCTTTTGGCGTCATTCCCCTGGCGCGTGAAAAGAGTGGTGCTTCTCCCATTACTCCCATGGTTCTTAACCCCGGCGTTCCCCGCAGTGGCGACCCCCTCGGTCAGCGCGGAAGCGTAAGCTGGAAGGCTTACCACGGCGCCGTCATCCTTTACGACTTCTACATGGCGCGCGTTGAAGTGGCCGCCTCCGCCCTCTAGGCAAAGGATCGAATCATGCCCAAGGACAAAGATATGACCAACACCCAGGAAGGAACCGAAACGGGTGCCGCCGACACCAGCGCAGAAGTGAAGGGCGTGGACGAAGCGCCGTCTACCGAAGCAACGGTTGCGCAGCGCGAGCGCATGTCGACGAATCAGGTTCGCAAGGGACGCTGGGTAAGAATCATCCTGGCAAGCGGCCAGGAAGAAGCCGAACGCGCCCCCGTACCGATTGCCGTTAATGGCTATCAGTGCCTTCTCAAGCGCGACGAGGAAGGGATTATTCCCGAATCTCTTCTGAACGTGCTTGAAGACGCCGTTGAAACGCGCCCGGTTGTCGTCGAAGAAGGCGGCTCCCGCAAAGTTACATGGAAAAAGATCAAGCGGTTTTCGTACATGGTTGTTGGCACTTACGACACCAAGGCCGAAGCCGAAGCGGCTGCGGAAGCCGCGAAGGACAGCCAGTAATGCGCGCCGCCGAGGTATTGCGCTTGGTTTCTGGCGCGCTGCAAGACCTCGAACCGGGCCTCGAATCAAGATGGCCTTGGGAAGGTGGAGACGACGGACGTATTGGACTCCTTGATTTCCTCAATGAGTCCATGCGCGTTGTCGTCATGCAACGCCCAGACGCCTTTGCGATTACAGAGCCCATCCGGCTCGAGCCTGGTATGCGGCAACGCATGCCGAGCAAAAAGCGCAACTCGGCATCGCGCAACGCTGCAACGCTTATTGAGCTTGTGCGCAACCTTGGACAGGACGGGGACACCCCTGGACAGGCCATTGTGTCTGCGCAGCCATCCCTGCTGCTGGCATGGGCCGATGCCACACGCGCTGCGCGCAGTGTGGAAAATTTCGCCTATGACCGTCTCACTAACCCCAACATTTACTACGTCTACCCAGCCGTATGTGAAGACGCTGATGTGTGGGTCGAAGCCACATACAGCGCGGCCCCGGAAGCCATAACCAGCCCAGAGCAGGAGATTGGTTTGCCAGAGGGCTACGCAGCGGCGCTGAAACACCATATTCTGGCGAGTATTTTGTCTGGGGATAACGAAAGCAGCAACGCCAGCAAGGCATCCCTCCACCTGCAACTCTATGCGCAGATCCTCGGGATCAAGTTGCAGGTGGACGCCGGATGGCCAAAGGCAAAATCAACCGCGCCCGCAGGAGGTGCAGCATGATGAACAGAATGGAACAGCTTGGAGTCCTTGT